GCCGAGCTTCTTGCTGAAGCGGAAGAGTTCGCGGAAATGGGCTTCGCAGACTAGGCGAAAATAGCCCGGCAAAAAAGGAGGAGCATGATGCCAGTAGTGGTTAAGTCCACACGTGTGGAGCGGTATGTACGCAAAGTAACGATGGCCGGCAAGTCGAAGCACGTGCATATCATCTCTATCCCTAAAGAGATCGCTCAGTTACTGGGGGTGTACGACAATCCTTGGCTGTATCTAGAGTGGTCGACCCAGGTGAACGAGAAGGGCAAGCGGTATCTGGCAGTAACGTCAGGGTCGCGTAGGCAGGCGCGAGGAAACCGCAGCCAGGTCTATTGGTCGACTACTCGATCTGATCCACAGGGCGGATCGAGGAAGACAGCAATCCCGGCAGCGATGGCGGCAGATCTGCGCTTCGCGGATGCGCGGCATGGATTGTGGGAGATCGAAGATGGAGAAGTGCGATTGTATGCGTATTACGGAGAGCACAATCGCAGGGTAAAAGGGCGCGGGTATTAGACAAGAAAACATCCTCCAGGACTTGACTCGGAGGCTTTTTTTTGTTATGATGGTAGGACAATGAAACGTAATGCAACGAGGGGGGGACAATGGATGATGCACTGAGAGAAGCGCTTGAACGGGCGGACGCGGAGTCAGGCGCAGCAGTAGCAACGCCGCCGCTACCGGAAGATCCTGGCTCGGTTGAAGACCCTGGCTCAGTTTTAGACATTGAGCAGGCTCTTGGGCTTGCTCGTGAGGATGCTGAAGATGATGCGTCTTACGCTCACAGGATCACAAAGTCGCTCGACGCGACTGTGATGGACGAATCGAAGTCCGTGTATGCCGCTGGGAAGCGTCTTGTCGTCCTGCACGACGAGCAGCTCTTCCAGGAAGAGACGTTTGAGAAGTTTATCGCTTCTCACAAAACGTCAGGCTGGGGCCGCTCGAAGATCGCTGAAGTCATGTCTCAGGTACATGACTTCATCTTGGGCGAGTTAGTCAAGGTCGAAGAGTCTCGTCTAGCCGCTATCGGCTGGCGCAAGATGCAAGAGATTCATGGCGTGATCAGAGACGGGATTGTCGAAGCTGAGGTCGCGCTTGCGGATGCAGAGGTTCTGTCAGTGCAGGACCTCATCAAGAATAAGAAAGACTGGAAGCTCGCTCATGCAAAGGCTCTCGGTCTTCAACCGACGGTTGTCCGTTCCTGTAAAAACTGCATGCTTCTGCGTAACTGGAAGCAGGGCGATGACGCCAGGCAGTTGATCTTTGGTGAGCTTACTAGCCAGGCGCACGACGAGGACAAGGAGGTTGTTAAGTTCTTAGCCCCTGGCAGTGTTTCGCTGAGAGTCAACAGCATCACGTATTGCAATGCGACCTGCAACTTGCTCAGCATTAACGGAGAACTTAAGAGAGGGGAAGCGGAAGCAAGGGCGGAGAATTGTCCTTGGTACGTGGAGCAGTATTAGGAGGATCGCATGGGTAAGCCCTGGAAAACGTTCGAGTACGCCACGCTGAACTCGTTCGCCCACATGGTCGAGGAATATCCCGACTTGTGGGGCGCGGGGTTCAGGCGTCGGCAAGCGTTTGGCGGACAGGGGTTCGATGTGATCTTCGAGTCTAACCTGGGTCGCTTTCTTATCGAGTGCAAGACGAAGAGCTTGACGGAGCAGATGACCGGGCGAGAGAAATTCTACGTTGGGCAGGCGATACGCGACGAGCAGTTTACGGAGCTGCTCGAATACGCGGTCGGAATGGGAGCGGTGCCGCTGTTCGCGTTTGGCGTCTTTGGCCCGAAGAGGGGCGAGAGGCGTGCTTGGTTAGTACACGCGGAAGACGTGGCTCGGATGCTGTTGCGATCTCACGGGATCACGATAGCCGAGATTGCGGAGTACGGGCTTTCTCTGCCGAAGATGAGGGCCGGAGAGCTGAAGAAGCCTCTGTACAAGATCGAGCCTGGCCTGCTCAAGGTTCTAGCTGCTGATTATCGGGAGAAAACATCTGTGCTGGAGGTCTCCGGGGTTTGGGAGTGGGCTAGACGGAAGAAAGCGCCCCCTGGGATCAACCTTAAGCAGATGCTACGGAGGGGGCATGTATGGGCGTGACACCAGGAACTGTAAGGGCGGCAATAACTGGGTTTCGACCCAGCGTTAAGGAATCGTGGGAGGTGAACGGTAACAAGTTCGCCTACCGGTATCCGAACTTCGCGCTGTTTGCGCCGCTGTTGGAGAAGAGAGGCATTCGAGTTGGGCCTGATGGTCAGTTGCTTATGGAGCCAGCCATGCTCCTTGACCTGTACAGGAAGATCGACAAGCTGCGAGAGTCTCAGAAAGAGATCCGGGAGGAGCTGCGAGCTTTAGCTTTCGCAGAAGAAGAGTCCACACGTGTGGAGGAGGAAGGGGATGAATGAGAAGATAATTAGGTCGCTGGCTTTATCGAGAGGCGATTCGATTGTAAACGAGTCTCAGAGCGCTGCGAAGATCGGCCTTGAAGGTCTTGGAGTGGTACTCATTCCGAGTGGTGAATCCGTGACGCTAGGCCGTAAGGGAGTTGAGATCTACGGAGACTGGGAAGCGCATATTAAGCTGGTTGGAGGCCGCGTGCAATTTGTTCTCATAGAAGGATTGAACAAATGAAGGAGCTACACGGTCTGTGGGACAGGGATAGTTTCGTAGAGAGAGTGAAGAGCTTACGGGGAGGAGCTTCACTGAATGAAACCAGGCAAGACGAAGGGGGAGAAAGTGGCAAAGAAGGCAGTGACGCATAAGAAGCTTTCTGAGAAGAAATCGTCTATCTATGCTCTTGACCCTCGTAACGCACGGATGCACCCTGAGCGCAATCGGGAGGCGGTAGAGAAGTCTTTGCGAGAGCTAGGTGCGGGCCGGTCAATTGTTGTTGATGCGGATGGAGTTATTGTAGGGGGTAATGCTGTATATGAGCAAGCGATAAAGCTAGGGATTCCCGTCAAGGAGATCGAGACGAAGGGCGATGAACTTGTTGTCGTGCGTAGAGTTGACCTCAAGACAGATGATCCACGACGTAAGGCCCTGGCGCTAGCCGACAACCAGATCAGTACGTTAGCGAAGTGGGATGAGGTGCAGTTGGAAGAGTTGCAATCTGAGTTGCTAGGCGAGATTGAGTTTGCGACGATGGGGTTTGGAGAGGATGAAGAGAAGAACTGGAATGCACCAGAAGATGGACAAGATCTATCGGATGGTGTAGAGACAACAAATAAGTGCCCGAAGTGCGGATATGAGTGGTAATCTAACTGTAATCTCGACATTTGCAGGTTGTGGTGGTTCAAGTCTTGGTTACCAGTGGGCCGGATTCCATGAGCTATTGGCAATCGACTTCAATGAGCATGCGATCAAGACATTCCAGTTGAACTTCCCTGAGGTTGATGCATGGCAAGCTGACATTCGTAAAGTGACGGCAGATATGATCCTGGAACGGACGGGGATCAAGAAAGGTGAGCTTGATGTCTTGGACGGTTCACCTCCTTGTCAAGGATTCTCAACAGCGGGAAAGCGCAAGGTGATAGATGAGAGAAATGATCTTCCTTGGGAATTCATTCGCTTGATCAAAGACTTACAACCACGGGCTTTCGTGATGGAGAACGTGTCTGGCATGGCAAAAGGAGGGATGAGGGGACTGTTCAATGAGATCCTTGCCGGGATGAAGGAAATAGGGTATCACGTTGAAGTTCGCAAGTTGAATGCAATGTGGTATAGCGTTCCACAGAGCAGGGAGAGAATCATCTTTATAGGAATGAGGGATGGACAGAAGATCAAGTGGCCGATGCCGATGAAGATTATCACAGTGAAACAAGCTTTGGATGGGTGTCCGCATGAACCCACGCCAGAATTCAACGATAAATATGCTCAATTATGGTCGCGGGTTCCATGTGGCGGGAATGCGTCATTTATTATGGGTACGGGATTCAATAGTTGTGTGAAAGTGCACCCGGATCGTCCAGCACCCACTTTGCCTAAAACGCAAACGGGGCGTGGGTTCGCTACGATAGCTCATTGGAGAGAACGAAGAGCATTGTCTGTTGCGGAGGCGAAACGATTGATGTCATTTCCTGATTCGTTTGAAATCGAAGGATCATACAGTTTGCGTTGGGAACGAATTGGCAATGCTGTTCCCCCAAAGATGATGCAAGCTATAGCAGAATGTGTGAAGGAAGTGCTTGATGCCTAAGAAGAAGAGCAGTAACCCGGTAGGGAGGTCAACGAAATATAACCCGAAGACACATCCGGGAATTGTCGCAAAACTAGGTATCCGAGTTGGGCATAGAAGCCGGGGCGGGCAAGAACCTTGTGGGCGCGAACGATCGCTGCCTTGTGTTCGCCTAACCGTGGGAATGATGCGGCGAGGCGTAATGCGCTTGGCCAGTTATCATTTCGCATGTACGCAAAAAGGATGTTTATTTTCTTCTCTTTCATTAAGAGAACAATATATAAGAATGTGGGGTAGAGGTCAATAATGCCTCGCTATGAAGAGCCGGAAGAGGGTGAATGGGTGCAGCCTGTAGAGAAGGGATATAAATTTGCATGCTGTGATTGTGGAAAGGTACACATGATGGACTTTCGGGTAGTTGACGGGCGCGTGCAGTTCCGCGTGTTTGACGCCCCTCGTTCTACGGGGCAGATACGGCGGTACAGGCACCATATAGCAACCATTGATCATAAGGCACAATAGAGAACTGGAGGTGAATACATTGGCAAATCGACCGGCTAAAAACGGAAGTGGTAAAGGGCGAGGTCAACACTGGTGCCGAACAGGAAGGCGGCATAGCTTATGGATGCGATATAGAACCCAAATATATTGCAGTTACTCTTCGCTGAGACTGGAGCCGGTGGTATGTGATGACTGAGAAACACGCAGGCGGGCGGCCGACAAAGTACAATCCTAAATTTCATCCTCAGCTTGTCTTCTGGCTTTCGCAAGCGGGCTTAACCGATAAGAAAATAGCTAAAGAGCTATCGATAACGGAGCAGACTCTTAACAATTGGAAAAAAAAATATCCCAAGTTTTTTGAGTCCCTAAAGGATGGAAAGGAGACTCCAGATGATCAAGTGGAGGCCGCGCTCTTTCGTCGTGCAAAAGGATTCACGTATCAAGAGGGAGAGCGGAGCCGTGTAGCTTTGCCGGATACGACGGCTTGTATCTTCTGGCTCAAGAATAGGCGCCCTGATAAGTGGAGGGATAAGCAAGAGCGAGAGTACAGCGGGAAAGATGGCGGTCCGATCCAGGTAGCCGCTGCAATGGGAGCATTAACAGATGAACAGCTTGACCAGTACCTTGCCGCAGTTGACAAAGCTGCGCATGAAGGCAGCATTACGGGAGAAGAAACGTAGGCAATTACGAGCGGAGTGTCTATCTGACCCAGTGAAGCTAGCCGCTTTCATCTCGCAACTTGTAGAGCCCTCTTTTGTTTTCAAGCCGTTTCATGCTGAATGGATGCGGTTTGTGTCGGCCTCGCCTCAGAAGAAGTTGTTACTGGCCCCAAGGACTCATGGCAAGTCGACCATTACCAATCTCTGCAACGTCATCAATAAGATCCTACACGATCGAGATATTCGGATTTTGATTGCCAGCGAGACCGATCTACAAGCCGAAGGATTTATCTCTCACCTCAAGCAGGTAATGGAAAGCCCGGTCTTCATGGCGGTCTTTGGCGATCTGCGCGGGGATAACTGGACGAAGACGCACGGCCTGACAGTCAAGGGGCGCACAAAGATCTTAAAGGAGCCCACAGTCATGGCGCGTAGTGTTGGTAGTGCATTGCCGTCGTTCCACTTTGACATGATCGTTCTGGACGATGTGATTGACGACGATGATGTACACACGGAGGGCCAGCGCAAAGCAATACATGACTGGTACTATCAGACGTTGGAGCCTACGTTGACATCTGAGGGCGAGATTCTAGTGATAGGCACGCGCTGGCACTTCTTCGACTTGTATGGGGCTCTCATGCAGGCAGGCGGATTCCTGGTTAAGCAATACAAAGCGATTATTTCTCCCCCGGCTCCTGAAGGGCAAAAGCTATGGGACACATGGGTAGAGTTAGCCAACTCGCTAGATGCGGAGGACCAGAAAGCGGCAGATGTGTTTCGTGATGAGCACCGAGCTGAGATGGACGCCGGCGTCAAGGTGCTACTGCCTGAAGTTTGGCCGTACGACAAGCTAATGCTCAAGAAGGCGCGTTCTGGGTCGTCGATCTTTGAGAAGCAGTACCAGAATAATCCATCTTTGGGTGAGGGGCGGCAGATCTTAAAGCCGACCGATTTTAGATATTACGCTCCTGATGATCTGCCGGATCAGTTCCTGTGCGTCGTTAGCGGGTACGACTTGGCTATATCGGAGAAAGAGCAAGCCGATTATACGGCCGTTGTCACTGTGGGCGTAACTGATGAAGGGAAGATTTACGTGCTGAAAGCGTACAGGGGCCACTTAGGGTTTGCGAGCCAGCTTGAATTGATACAGAACACGTTCGCTGCTTGGCACGAAGATCTTGTTGTTATCGAGTCGGTCCAGTATCAGCAGGCTCTAGCCAACGAAGTGAAACGCTGGACTTCGATCCCGGTAAAGAAGTACAGCCCGTCTGTCGACAAAGTGACGCGAGCGCTAGGAGTACAGCCGCAGATAGAAGGCCACAGAGTGTTGTTCCGGGGAGGTCGCAAAGCAGACAGCGGGACGAGGATGCTGACACAGGAGCTTGCTGAATTTCCATTTGGTGAGCATGACGATCTCGTTGATGCGTTCACATCTGCTGTGTCTCAGGCGGTGGAACTTGCTGCGAGGATGCGAAAACGGAAGGGCACTAGTAAGACGGGATTGTATATCTAGGCGTTGTCCTTGGCTATTGATTGCTGTATTATGTTACATTACTCAGCATAGAGGGGGGGCTCTTAAGTGGCTGATAGTCGACAGTATGAGTATGCCTTGGTCGCTCACGTAAAACAGGAACCAGCTTACCAGTGCGCTACGTGCGGAGCGTGGGTGCATGTGGAGCAGCCGATCGTAATGCGCCTAAACGGTCGAATGTATGTGGGCCGTCCGTGTTCTCATTGCGGAACATTTGTGGGCGTGAGTTTGCCGTCTGAAGTGCGGCGAGGGATGTTTATCTCTGAGCGAGAGAAGGCGGACTTTGAAGCACAAAACGGGATCGAACTAAATGAAGGAAACCGGATAGAACTGACTCGCGGCGAGGGCGGCGAGCATGAGCTGGGCTATGTCGTGAAGAAGCTCCAGCCAGCCTTGCAGGATTATGTAGACATGCTCGCGGAGCAAGGGGCGGTTATCAGAGACGGCCGTTTGACAGAGATTGGGGCTCAGGCTGCCAAGGGCGGCGATGTCAAGCAGAAGATCGTCGAGTCCGTGGAGGGAGGATCGGGGTGGTGGGTGTGAACAGAATCCTAAAGATAGTGCGGGAGGTCACGCAGCGAGTGGGCGAAAGGCGCTGGAAGCAAATAACAGTGGTCATGAAGACGGGCGAACGTCAAGTATGGCACGATGCTCGACTGTGCAGGCGTACTCCACACGCGTGGACGGCGGTGATCTTGCGAGATGGTCGCATGATGCTGTACCCGAAGTCGGTCATAGCACGAGTAGGAGTTGGTCCACGGGCCAACGTAGGCCAAGCGAGGATCTTCGGATGAGGGGGCAGTGATGGTTAGCCAAGAAGTACAGGCAGTGATGGATGAGCTGGCAGCGCGCAGATCGAGCGATTTGTATGATTTACGCTCGAAGGTGGCTCAGTGGGACAAGTTCTACTTTGCTGATTTAGACGGGATGTTTGGTGAGCACAAAGAGCGATTTCTTAGCCCTCAGTCGCACATGGGGCCAGGCTTGTTCGTTTACCGCAACGAGATCAAGGACATCGTAGACAAGCGGGCGGAAGCTGTGCCAGCAGACGTTGTAGTCAGTAGCACAGATGCACAGCTAGAAGACTGGGCGAAGGCGTTTCTGCGAGCTCCGGTGTTTGGAGACAGTCAAACGTTCGCGGCCACGCAGGACTTCTGGAACGCGTACCTAGAGCGCACTGGGAATCTGGTTCTCGCTATTGTCCCGGATGAGGCGGGGGTGATTCACGTCCAGCGCATGCGCACCGAGGACATGGACGTGCTGTATAACGCGGAGAATTTAGAGGAGATTTACGGCTATGAGTTCACATGGCGCGTTCGGCGCAAGGATGAAAAAGGGAATCTTACTACGTCGACGATTGTGTACAAGATCAACCGGAATGAATATGTCAAGACAGTGGATGGTGAAGTTACGTGGCGACTTAACCACGAGTATCCGTTTGTGCCGGTTGTGCACATTGTAGCGGAGCCTATCGACGGGTCAGTCCTGGGCAAGAGCTGTATAGACGACTTGATGGAGCCACAGCGGTTGATTAATTCAGTGTTGACAGACATACGAGTGTCGAACCGCTTGGGGGCGTTCCCTGTCCTGTACGGAACCTTGCCGGTGGATTCGTTCATGTTTACGCCGGGGGCGTACAACCAAGCTGAACCGGCCGATGTTGTTACGCGGGTGGATACGAAGACAGACACTACGGATCTGCGTGAAGAACTCTCAGGACACCGACGGCATTTGTACGACAAGGGGCGTGTGAATCCTAAAGACTCGAAAGAGATTGCGCAGCTTGGGAACGCACCTTCTGGCAAAGCGCTACTTGTCTTAAACGAAGACGGGCTGGAGTACCTGCATTCTAAGATGCAGCGGCTATGTGAGGGCTGGCAGGAGATGCTTGCCAAAGCAGCACTGATGATCGGCAAGATCGACGCGAAGCGATACGTGAGAGAGTCACACGCGCTGTTTCAGGTAGCATACGGCAAGATGGATCTCGAAAGTGGAGAGCAGCACCTGAAAGAAATGGGTGTCGCGAGCACTTTGCATCAGGCAGGTCTGATCACCGATGAGCGGTACTTGATGCTTGCGCAGATGAAAGGGATTCTGCCTAGTGACTGGGAAGTGCAAGAATTACTTTCAGAGGCACAGGCGGCCCACGAGAAAGCTCAGCTGTCGCAGGAGGCGGCGTTCGCGCTTGCTTCTATGCGTCGTGAGCAGGCAAACGCAACACAACCAGAGGGGGAGCAGTGAAGATCGAGATGACGAAGTGCTTGCAGTGCGGAGGAGTCGGAGTGCATATCAGGGGTAGGAGCTGGACTTGCAAGTCCTGTGGCAGCCGTCAAGGGGTTTATTTGACAGCGCGGGGTATGTGGCGGGAGGCGATCAACGGGCGGCGTAGAGACGCCCAGGAGCGATTGTCTGGACGCAAGGAGGCTCAGTCATGACAGTGCACATGCTGGTAGGTTTGTCGGGCTCAGGGAAGACGAGGTTCCGCAAGCGCATGCAGAACTTGAAAGGCTGGGTTGCTGTGTCGCGTGATGACATTCGTAGGAATGTATTCGGGGTGGAGTTTGATCCGAAGTTAGAACCGCACGTAAACGACATCTACTGGGAGATAGTGTACGAGGTGCTTATAGGCGAACACGCTAACCCGGATCGAGATGTATGCCTGGACTGCACTCATCTCACGAAAGAATCCCGTCAGGACGCAAGCAATGTGGTGCAAGGGCTTAGGCACAAGCTCGTAGTCCATGAGTTCGTGGTTGATCCTGAAATATGTTGGCAGCGTAAGAAGTACACGCGTGCCGGGACGGTTCGTAGCGGAATGTCACGCGAAGAGTTTGATGCGGCGGTGAAGCGGTACGAACCCTTTGATCCTGACACGGAATACTGCGACGAGTATATCGTTCACAAGGGGCGTAAGCGTGATTGACCAGCACGAGCCGCATCCGACTTCTGGGCGTGAGCGGGTGTTGGATTTTGTCTTAGAGACACTGATTGAGCGAGCGGAGATAGGCAAGCTTAAGTACGGAACGTATCTGGAAACACACAACGGACGAAGGGCTCTTATTGATGCGTTCCAGGAAGCGCTGGATCTGGTTATGTACCTCGCGCAGGCGGTCATGGAGCAGGATGAAGACAGTCAATGAGAAGCTAGCTTCTGAGATTGTTCGACACCGGCACCTTGCTATTGGTGTTGAGAACGACATTCAGCGCAAGTTGTGGGCGGAAGTACGCAAAGCCGAGAAAGAAGTGCTTGCTAGACTAGTAGAGGCTACAGCGAAGCCGCTGAACAAGCACGATATTGCTTTGCTGACGACGCAGATCCGCGTTGATCTTGCTGAAGCGCAAGACAAAGTCACGCAAGAATTAGGGAAACAGCTTGCTGGTGTAGCAGGCGCTGAGACGTCCGCCACCGGAGCGCTGCTACAAGCGACGCTACCGGCTGTGGTTGCCAAGAAAGCTGTGATGCGCAAGATGCCAGTGAGAGTCGTTGACGACATCCTGAAAATGCCTGTGCATGGCGTGACGTACAAGCAAGCGATCCGCAACATGTTCGGAAGACTGGGCGCGAAGATCGACAAGACAGCGCAGGACGCTTTTGGCGAGGCGTTTCACAAGGAGCTGTTAGCCGGAAAGACGTTCGGAGTTGCAAAGAAGAACGCCCTGGACGCTTCCGGGATTCTAGCGTCTAAGACGGGCGACATATCGCAGTTGTTTACGAAAGGAGCACAGAGGGATCTGAAGACGATCGTGCATGGTCATGTGCAGCACACGCTCGACGCTGCTCAGACTAAGGTCTTTCAAGACAACAACCATTTGCTCCAGGGAGTGGTCTTCACAGCTACCCTGGACCGCAAGACGTG